ATTTCTGATCTGCGGTGTACTCACCATGAGCAAAATTTGCGACGATCAATACGAGCTAGCAAAAAGAAAGAGGAAATCGAAATGGTAAAAAACGTCACAGCAGACAGCATCGGCATCCGGTTGCTTCGGAGGGAAATCCGAGAACTGGAAATCAAACTGGAAGAAATCAAAAAACGATCCGAAGGGACCACCGACTTGTTTTTCGTTCTTGGTGGCCACGACGTTGAGATCAAACTCGAGAACAGAATTGAAGAACTGGAATCACTCGGATACGAGTACCAGAAAGGATGGAACGACTGATGAAATGTGAAATTTGCGGAAGCGAACACAAAGAACTGCCAGAATGCAATACTTGTGGCAAAACGGTGTGCGACAACGAGGTTTGCTCCGAGTTCTTCGAAGAGACCTCTGACACGCTCTGTCGGGAATGTCTGGACAAAATGGAGAAGTGCGACTGCAACAAGTGTCGGTACCAGGAAACGGACGAATGTCCCATGGAAGGGTACTCATACGTGTACGGTTGCCCTGAGTACGATGACTCCAAGATCTTGGGATATGATCTGACATTCTCCGGATTCCATGAACTTGATGGAGATGAGACCGATTGTCATTGGCCAGGATGCAATCACCTGTTCCATGAGGGCGAACTAGCAACAATTGAAAGAGAGAACGGAAGAGAGGGAATCTACTGTGTTCTTCACGGATACACAACTCCGTTCAGCGAAGAAGTCGAAATCATTGGCAAAACTAGACAAGAACTAAATGAGGAGAACAGGAACGATGAATAAGATAACCATCTCTATCGAACTGATTGATGATCCCAGTTTGACACCGGATGACATAGCAGACATCATCCAGGATGTCTTGGAAGAAGAGGAATACTTTGTCAGTCATCTTGAGGATCATGACGACCATATCGAAATCGAGATTTCCAGAGACCAGCCAGTTGGTATCAGTTATCGTCTGATTGGCATCACACAAGGAGGAAACGTATGAACTCTATCCCAAAAAGAAACAGACGCCAGGTTCGTCGACGTGAGCACCGACAAGCAAACATTGATCCGATCGTATACTTCAGCGGAAAGGCGTTGAAGTATAGCAAAATTCATTCAATAACAGATTACCCGAGGGAAACAAACTTACGTGGTGTGCCAACTTGTGGGCTTGTTTATGACAACGCATTGTATATCGTTTCTGGTAAAACCGCTGATCTCGCTGCTTTTCACATCAACCTACAGTTAAAACAACTAAAAAAAGGAGGGGTGATTTGATGGCTGATAACTTCGGAAGAAACACTGTCTACCCCATTCGCAATAAGAAAGACCTAGAAGACTGCTTTGTCTACCTGCGACGAGAGATCAATAAAGTTGACGGTAACAAGCATCCAACACAGAAATGGATCAAGACCAGAAACTACTTCTTGGTGTATCTTGGTGTCAACGTAGGCTTGAGAGTAGGCGACCTACTGAAGGTAAAAGTCAAACATATCAATGCCGGATTCATTCAGCTTCGCGAGCAAAAGACCGGGAAGATTCAACAAATTCCATTGAACAAAGACGTCATCAACAACATTAAACGAAATTATCTGGATCGCTTTGATTTAGATGAAGACTCTTACATGTTCGCTTCCCGTGAGGGATTTAACAAACCCATGACAAGACAAAATGTCTCGACCATCATCAAAGACATCGCTAAGAATCTTGGATGGACGTTCCCGGTAAACACGCATACGATGAGAAAGACATTTGGGTACCATTACTACAAAGCTACCGGGGATGCGGTCGGTTTGCAAAAAATGCTGAATCACGGCAACTCACGAACAACGCTAATCTATATCGGCATGGTGCAAGAAGAAGTTGATAACGCAAGAAAAGCATTCAAGATTGATCCGTGATAAAAGAGAAAAAAATATCAATGTTGCAAAAAAACGACACGTAAAATTCAACATTTCACAAATAGGGAAAAAGGACACTTAAAGCCTTTAGTACAAAGAAATACAAAAACACAATAAATTTTATGTACCTATACGTTATGTAAAATTCACATTAGCAAAAATTTGGAGGCGATTTAATGGAAAAACTCAAGTGGTTCAAGGTCGACCCGGACATCTTCAACGATGAGAAAATCAGGATCATCGAGACGATGCCGGACGCGGATGGCGTGATTGTAATCTGGTTCAAGTTGCTTGCATTGGCAGCCCGGTCAACCAGTGATGGTGTCCTGATGTTCGATGAAGGAATTCCCTACGACACCGACACGCTTGCGGCGATCTTCAACCGGAAGAAGCAGCTGGTGGAGTTGAGTCTCAACGTGTTCGAGCGGTATCGGATGATCGAGTTCTTCGACAACGGGGCAATATACATCATGAACTGGGAGAAATACCAAAACATCGATTATTTGAACAAGGTAAGGGAGCAAACAAGAAACCGAGTTGCAGCGCACCGTGAACGCAAGAAACTAGAAAACAATAATGATGTGTCACGTGACAGTAACGTTACTGTAACGTTACGTAACGGTGATGTAACGCAACAGAAAGAGAATAAGAGTAAGAAAGAGATTAAGAAAGAGAAAAAGAAAAAAGAAGAACAATTAGGTTCCTTGTCAGCTGGCGCTGACGCACCATTTTCCCTTTCTGAAATCGCCGAATACTGGAATTCTCATTCTGGGCTGAAGAACATCACCGGTCTCACGGATCGTCGGAAGGACTTCTTGCGTCTCCGGATCAAACAAGCCCAGCAGATGGGCTTAGATCCACAAGATGCACTCTTGAAGACAATCGATAACTGCAGACACTCACCGTTTCTTCAAGGTGAGAACAATCGTAACTGGATGGCAACATTCGATTGGGTCTTCGGAAAACCAGGGAACTTCATCAAGGTACTGGAGGGGAACTTCATCAAGGAACGATTCAAAAGCAACAACAATGATCTGATGGAACGGGCCGAACGATTGGCTCGTACTTATGGAGGTGACGACGAATGAAGCCAGCTGAAGTAATTACGCTTCGAGAGATCATCAAGGAGAGTTACCCCTTCGCCAAGATGGACAACGAGAGAGGTGATGATATTTGGTACGTTCTTCTCAAAGACTATCAATTCCAACCGATGCACAACTCCTTGTCCTCCTGGATCAAGGCAGGGAACAAGTTTCCACCATCCATTGCAGATCTCATTGCACGCTACGACGATACCGTCAAGGAAACAGCATCCGGAGTCATTGCTATGATGGCCGAAGACGGATACTTTGATGATCCCGAAGACACTCCAAGAGAGATGGCAATCTGGAACTACAACCAAAGAATCCGCAAATCAACCATGTGGGCACAGAACGGAAAAGGTCCTGACTGGTTCATGAAAGACTATCGAGCCTATTCCGAGAGATTGAATCCAACTCAGATTGGATCATCTGATACCAAGAAACTGGATTACGTGAGGTGAAAAATGGATAACATCAGAGATTCCATGGTCCATGTGCGACCACATAAGCGGCCGATTCCGTCGCAGCACCAGCTGAAATGGGACCAAGTGAAAGAGAACGAAGAATACATCGATGCGCACTTGGGACCAATCATCATCACCGCGAAAATTATCACAAGCACCAACCGGAGGATCCTCATGATGCGTCTAAAGGGACACACCTATGAGTATCCGAAGTATTTTGAACAGGTATCACTCACGTCGACAAACAAAAAAACTGAGGAGGAATAAACATGTCGAAATCGAACTACGTCGAATTGGAAGAGGTCATGAATCGTGACCGAGACAACAAAACTGGCAAGTACAACTACACGTACAAACCGCTGATGATCCCGAAGGGGATGTTTCCGGTCTTGAGCCCTGGGCGGAACAAGTCGCACACACTGCTGATGATTCCTGGGATCAACTACTTCGCGGAAGTCAAGGGATCCATCGAAGCTATCCAGACCAAGATCGACATGGAAAACGGCAGCGATGCCGCATCCAAATCGTCCACGACCAAGAAGTAGGAGGCAAACATGAACTTACAAGAACTGTATATCCTGTTAGCTTTGGCCAAGGCCGAGAAGGCAGAGGCCATGAAACCGTACACGAAACGAATCAAGAGCATTCAGTCCGCCATCAGAAACCTCGAGAGTTTCAACGCTGAGTCGAAGAAGATCAATGCACAGTTGAAAGACTCGGAGGTGCGCAGCGTACCGGTTCAACAAGAAGACCAGGAGTAGAGGTGGACCTGCGGCGAGACTACATCCAGACCGAGGCAGACCACAAGGCAATCCAGGATGAAATTCGCTCCAAGGAGAAGAAACGTCGCAAGCTGATGGATGATCCTGTCAGAAACAATGCCAGGATCATCCAGCTTGATGGTGAGATTGCCAACCTTGAAGAAGATCTTCAGGAACTTACATCAACGCTGAGGTTCTCAAAGAACGTATTCAAGGCAATGTCAAAGAATCTGGATGATTTGGAAGCCAAAATATTTTATGCACATCACGTTAAAAAACAATCTCTTCGCACGATAGCAAAAAATCTACATTATTCGTACTCGCACATCAAGAGGTTAAGCGCTCAAATTAGACGAAAGGTGGGAATGTGAAAAAATGAAACATGATACCGAAATGATACCGTTTCGAGTTGAAAGAAATTCAACAATCGAGTATCTTAGTTCCAGAGGTGGGCTTGTGCCTGTTCGAGCGAGTGCCTCCAAGCCAATGTTTGCCCTCAAGCCCACCTTTTCCCCTTTTGTTCTATGAAAACTCCTCTGAAGATCCTCAGGTTCTACAACTCATCGAAGTGGCGCAGGTTCCAGAAATACATCCGGACGAAGCGCTATGGTATTTGTGAAACGTGCGGGAACGCTGGATGGGAAGTCCATCACATTGTTCCACTCACTCTGAACAACGTCGACGATGACGAGATAGCAATCGGCGAGGACAATGTGCAACTGTTGTGCACCAGCTGCCACAACGCGAAGAGAGAAGAAGAGAGTCATGTAAGACAAGACGTGACGTTCGATGCGAACGGGAACCTTGTCAAAAAAGACACCCCCCGGTCCTAAAACGGCTAAACTAGGCCGTTTAAACAACGACGTCGGGGTGTAAAAAAATATATGACCGAAAAATGAGGAAAAAAGCTCATCTTCCTCGAACTCTTCTGAACTGTCAGCAAAGTTGGCTGAACAACGACGAAAACGCACAAGTTTGGTTTCTATGAGACGAAGAAAACCATGCACATAAACAAGAGGTGAAAATATGTCAAGAGCTCCAATCCCGGCAAGTTTGCGGGATCCAAAAAAATCAAAGACGTCGATCGTCAACAACAAGACGCGACGAGCAATCGAAGATAAACTCAGGGGATCAAACCCGAAGCTCACTCCACCAAAGTGGATGACGAAAGAAGGCAAGAAGGAGTACCGGAAGTTTGTGAAGATCTATCGCGATCTTGACACGAACATACTGTCCGACTTGGACGTACCAACACTTGCTCAATATTGTGAAGCCCTGGTGATCTACCAGGAAGCACTTGAAACATACAATCTGTATCATCACGAAGACGACTTGAAGACGATGGAGCGTCAAAGCAAACTGATGAGTTCACTATCCGGGGATCTATGTATCACTCCGGTTGCACGAGCTCGGATGGGTATATTGACGGTGAAGCGCGAGTCGCAACGACACGAAGACCGGAAAGGTGCTTTGGCGGCAATGAAAGAGACGGACTAGTCCGTGAACTATGTCCAGGAATACATCGACAAAATCAAATCCGGAGAAATCCTCGTTCCTAAGAAGATTCGTAAATGGTATGTCAATCACATTGAACCCATCATCAACGATCTTCATCCAAAGTATTACTTCAACGAGGTTCGAGGAGAACGATTCATCACATTTGCTGAAGATTTCTGCCGCCAATCAAAAGGTGAATGGAGCGGGCAACGGATTGAGTTGATGTTGTTTCAAAAAGCAAAGTATCAATCACTGTTTGGTATCCTGGAACGTGAAACAAATCGTCGTCGATTTCATGAAGTGTTTGATGTTCGAGGGCGCAAGAATGGGAAAGCATTATCTCTAGATACTCCAATTTTGACAACTTCCGGATGGAAATCAATGTCTGAAATTGAAGTTGGAGATTTTGTGTTTGGCGCTAGCGGAAATCCTGTAAAAGTAATTAACACGTCAGAAGTGTTCTACAATCACCAGTGTTTTGAAGTTGTATTTGAAGATGGTGAAAAAATAATTGCTGACGCGGATCACATATGGACGGTAGTCGTCAGAAAATCAAAAAGAGGCTACCAAAATGTTACAACTAAGGAAATGGTAAATGATTTTGTTCATTTACGAAAAGATGGAAAAGGGAAAGAATATAAATACCGAGTACCGCTAGCAAAACCATTAGTGTATAGTCATAAGTCGCTACCGATAGACCCATACTTACTAGGTGTATGGTTGGGAGATGGATCAAAGAACGAACCTGAGATTTACACAAACGGTAAAGACGTAAAACATTTGATGATCAATTTACAAAGTTCCGGATTCACTCTAAAGTATCGAAGTTACGGCGAAAACAAAAAAATCATCGATATTGGAAAACGTGGATGTGGTTATAAAAATCCATTCACCACGTTGCTTAGAGAATATAATCTAGAAAACAACAAACATATACCAGATGTGTATTTTCAATCTTCCTATGAACAACGAATGCAATTGTTGCAAGGATTAATGGATACTGATGCTTATTGTGAAAAACATGGACAAGTTGAGTTTGTTCAACAAGATAAAAATCTGACAAACCAGGTAAGTGAACTACTAGCTTCTCTTGGAATCAAACACACTATACGTGACAAACAAGTCACTTTGGGGAACAAACATTACCACGCCTACTCAATATTATTCTTTGTTGACAAATCCAAAAGTTGCTTTAAACTACAACGCCACCACCAGAGACTGAAGGATGCGTTGGCTCCGAGGATGCGGAACAAGAGCATAGTTGATATTCGACAGGTTACGTCGGTCCCAACTAAATGCATAACTGTAGATAGTTCGGATCATTTATATTTGGCGGGACGAAGATTGACGGTTACACATAATTCAACAGAGAATGCAGTGCTTGGACTTTATCAGACCTACATGGAAGACGGCGCAGAAGTATATGTCGCTGCAACCGTTTCTCACCAAGCGCGCCGCGTTTGGGAAGAGTCAAGAAATATGATTGAACAAGATGACGTCCTCCAAGATGTGTTCAAGACGAGACAGTTTCCATCGGCAACTATTGAAGCAGTAGATTCATATTCGACATACAAGTACCTGTCGAAGAATGTAAAGACGTTTGACTCGTTCAACGTATCAACAGCAATAATCGATGAGGTCCATGAACTGTCACGTGACATCTATGACCTACTGAAACAAGGAACATCCTCGAGACAGGAGCCTTTGATCTCAATGATCTCGACCGCTGGTTTTGTTCGAGAAGGACTTTTTGATGACAAGTACGAGTATGCGGAACAACTCATCGATGGAACATTGGAACCGGCCGATGAAAGATTGTTTCCGCTGATCTATGAACTAGACAAGGGAGACGACTACACGGACGAGTCCGTTTGGATCAAAGCGAATCCAGGACTCGGAGTCATCAAGAATGTTGAGACTCTTCGTGATTTTGTTATTCAAGCTCAAAACGAAAAGAACTTCCAGGCAACCGTAAAGACCAAGGATTTCAATATCGTTGGGCTTGATAACAAACGTTGGCTTGAAGTTGAAGACATTGACAATCCGATTGTGTACACAGAAGAAGAACTCAAGAAGTTCGATAATACTGTTGTGCTAGGTGGATTCGACCTTTCAAGAACGAATGACATTACCGCTTTTGGAACACTGCTATTCGATGAACAAGAAAATCGCATCATCGCAATCGTGATGTTTTGGGTTACATCGAAGTATTACGAGGAGCAAATTAAGACCAACTCACCAGTTCCTTGGAAAGCTTGGTTGGATCGCGGGCTGATTCGCATCAGTGGAACCGATTTGATTGATTACCACGATGTCGCGAACTATGTCGCATCCAACTTCCAACAGCGTGGCTGGATGTACCAGCACATCAACTATGACCGCTACTCCGCAAACTATCTCATCGAAGAACTGGCATCAATGGGTTATGCAAAAGGATCGTGTCTTATACCAACTGCCCAGGGCGCAATCACGTTGTCGGTACCGATGCAAGTTATGGAGTCTCATCTTAAGTCAAAGGTGTTGTGCTACCAAAACAATCCAGTTCTGAAATGGATGTTCACGAACATCGAACTTGTCCAAGATCGGAACGGAAACTACATGCCCAAAAAAGCGGGAGACAAGCGGGGACGCAAGATCGATGGTCCGGCAGTTATCCTGAACGCATACGTTTCACTTTGCAATAACATGGAATACTTCATGTCAAAATAGTCTATCGAAAAGGAGGTTTAGCATGGGATTCTTCGACTTCTTATTTGGGAAGAACAAGTCGATTGAAGTGTCGAACACATCGATTGAAAACTTGTTCACACCATACTTCACAGGCAATTATGATCCGGAGCTGAACACCACATACACATCGATCTGTGATGCTCATGCGCGACACCTTTCGAAACTGAAACCAAAAGTTTTTTATAAAGACGAACCATCGAACAACAAGAAGCGATTGAACGAACTTCTGACATTGAGGATGAACCCTCACATGAGTGCATCGACTGCAATTGAGATGATTGCACGCGAGTACTTCATGACAGGGACATCGCTGGTATACATCGAACGCGACTACACGAACCTGAGCGAGAACATTGTTGGGTTTTGGCCGCTTGATCCGGACAAGAACTCTTTGCAGACCATGAAGAAGAATGGTCGCCTACTGATTCGTTTTGTTCTGGACGGGAAAACCAGGACCATAGGCGAAGAGGATCTACTCGTCTTGGTTCGAAACGCGAAGCCATCTTCCTTCTTCGGACAGATGTCAAAGTCGATTGATACCGTGTTGAAAGTCATTCAGACTCAATACGAAGGTATCGATCAAGCGATTCGGGTAAGCGCCTTTGTTCGGTTTCTAATCTCGGGATCAACCGTTTTGAAACCGGAGATCAAGAAACAAAAAGCAAAAGACTTCGCTGAAGCATACCTGGGAGCTGATTCGACCGGTGTCGCATTTGTGGACAACGCAGAAAAAATCATTCCAGTAAACTCGAAACCGTTCGTTGCTGATGAAAAGCAGATGGAACACTTCAAGAAGGAAATCTACAGTTATCTTGGAGCGAACGAGAAGATTCTCACGGCATCGTTCACGGAAAACGAGTGGCAAGCCTACTATGAATCGTCATTAGAACCATTCGTTGTCAAACTACTGGATGAGTTGAATTACAAGATTCTGACTCCAAACGAGCGTGCCTCAGGCAATAAGGTGAAGGCGGATGTCAATCCGATTCAGACCGCAAGTTTTCAGACGCGGATCAACATCGCCAACGTCATGCTGAAGCTGCCGGTCGTCAAGCCGAATCAGATTGCAGACCTACTTTACTTACCTCGTCTTGAAAATGGAGACAAGGAGTTTGGTTTCTTGAACTACACGGACGCAGACAAAATGGATGAGTATCAGGATGTTGACGATCAAGACAAGCCGGTCGATAGACCAAGTCAGGAGGAGTAACAATGGGCAAGACAAGAAACGATCTGTTCAAGAAAATGCATCGACAAGGGTTACCGAATGAGTACCGGCATGTGATGCAAGTACGCGCACTCGGAGAACAAGATGGAAATGAGGACAAGATGATTGTTGAGGGAAAAGCAGTTACCTTCAATGAAGAAACCGTCTTGTTCAAATGGGGCGGAGTCGAATACAAGGAAATCATTGAGGATTCGGCGTTCGAAAACACCGATTTCAACGATGCGTTCCTGAAATATAATCATTCGGATGACATCATGGCGATGGCGAGATACAAAAATGGCACATTGGAGATTGACGTCCGAGATGATGGAGTCTATATCAAAGCCGAGCTGGCAGATACGACTGCTGGCCGTGATCTATACACACTCGTGAAACGCGGTGATATCGACAAGATGAGTTTCGCATTCACCATTGAGGAGGAGTCCTTCAATGAGAGCGAGTCGACCTGGACCGTTCACAAAATCGACAAGTTGTACGACGTCGCTGCGGTGACCGTTCCAGCGTACGAGAACACTGATCTGTATGCCCGTCGCTTCGATGAGGTGGAGGCCCATCGAAGACAAGAAGCGGAGGCTTCTGAACTGGCAAGAAAGCGTCGCGCTGCTGAACTCGAGTTTGAACTCGATCAGGCTTTGAACAAATACTGAAATCCACAAGGAGGAAACCATGAACATTCTACAGCAAATCCGAGCAATCAATGAAACCTTGGCCAAACTCAAAGAAGAGGTCAAAGAAGCCACTCAAGAACGCCTGGCTGCGATCGAATCCGAAAAGGACAAACTGATCAACGAACGGGATGGCTTGATGGAAAAATACCGTCAGCAAATCGAAACCGACTTTGAAAACGGTGAAGAAATCGACTCTCCGGTCGAACTCAATCAACGTCACCAACAAGAGGCAATCGAGAAACGCGCTCGTGATCTTCTCGAGAAACGCGCCATTTCGATTGACAGCGTCGACCTTCTGTCGAATCAAGGACAAAGCAACACTCTGAACCAATCCTTCATCGTTCCGTCCAATCTCGTCGATGCGATCGGCATCAAATCGATGATTGGCATCGAAACGTACGAGAAGGCATACGTCAAGACTGATCCTGAAGGTGTCTACACCGCCGAGGGCGTGGCCGCGGCTGCGACAGAACCCACATACGGTTATGCGACTCTTGGTCGGGCGAAAATCACCGCCTATGCCGAACTCCCCGAAGAAGTCGAAAAACTGGCTCCGGCCATGTACGTCACTGATGTGCAACGTTCTCTCGCACAAGCTCTCAAGATCAAACTTGGGAAACAGATCCTTCTCGGTGACGGTGCGACCAATCATCTGACCGGGATCAACAGCGCTGCTGCCATTCAGGCCGCGACCGATCTCGAAGTCAGCGCGATCGATGAGAACACCCTCGATGACATCATCTTCGCGTACGGCGGCGACGAGGAACTGTCTCCCGGAGTCCTGATTCTGTCGAAAGGCGCGTTGCGCGATTTCCACAAAGTACGCGGAACGAACGAAAAGAAGAAGGTCTACAACATCGATCTCAAAAACAAGACCATCGATGGTGTTCCATACATCATCAACAGCGCTTACAAAGCGCCGGCAAGCGCCGCTGCCAGCGAAGTCTTCATGGCGTACGGTTCCTTGTCCAACTATGAACTTTCTGCATTCGCACCTGTCGAAATGAGCAAGTCTTCGGACTATAAGTTCAAAGAAGGACAAACGGCCTACAAAGCAGTCGGTATCTTCGGCGGTAACGTCGTATCTTGGAACGGATTCATCCGCGTCAAGAAACCTGCTGTATAAACTGATCACAATCAACGATAAAGGAGGCCTAATATGGGTGATGTACTAACAGTTGATCAAGTCCGAGATGCATTGTCTCTTGACTTCGATTATCCGACAGCGGAGCTGACTGAACTTGCTCAGACGGCTTCCTCTTTCTTGATTCGAAAAACCGGCTATGACTTCAGTCAGGATAGCCCAATCGAACCACTAGCCATTCAAGCGGCAAAACTATACGTCCGGCAACAGTTCTTTGGTGCCGATGGGTATAACAAAGAACACGACTATTCTTTAGGGTTGACAAGTCTGTTGATTGATCTTCAAAGTATCGCTCAGGAGAAGACGACAGCATGATTCATCTCAAGCGAGTAGTCCATCCGCTGAAGCCGCACAGTGTCCGGATCTACTCGGAAATCCAATCCGATTTTGGATTCATCAAGCAGTACATACATCCGATGGATACGAGTATTAAAGCGTACGTTCGTCAGTTGAGTGCCAATGAACAAATGTCATCTGATGCAGTTCGGAACGCATCGGAGTATGAGTTCACGATCTGGAAACGTGAGATCAAAGAAGACATGTACATCGAGTTCGACAATGGATTTGGGACCAAGGTTTATCAGATTGGATCTCCGGATCTATTCGAGTTCTTCCGTTCAGAGATCAAGTTTCGCGCAACCGAAGTGACACCCAAGACATACATTGAAACCAGGTGGACATGATGAGCAAACTGTATGATGCCTATAAGCAGATTCGGGATGCAGTTGAGGATGTCATGATTGATGCTGGGTTTGCAAGAGGAACCAGCAGTGATGTGGCTTCTCAAACGTCTGTGATGTTCTGGTTCATGAATCTAACATCAAAGGATGCAGGGCAGAAGCAAAAGTATATCACTTACAACATCCTATCGCTTTCACCAAATCATCGCGGTGATGGCGAAGTCCTGTCGAGACAAGCAGAAGTACAAATCAACATCTACTCCGCGCACGTCAACTGTGACAATGAGTTTCAAACGCTCAATAATGCTTTTCTTGCATCTACAGCATTCGGGAATTTCGAGTTTTCCGATCTCGGATATGATTCTGGGACTCAGTTGTACCGGTACTCATTCACCGTCAAATCGAATGTGATTGGTGATTACATTGAGTAAACTCGATCTGGAACAACAATTCCAAAAGGAGATTCGCAAGTTCTCAAATCAGGCATTCGACATCGTTCAAGAAGCTCTTGAGGAAGAGGCAGAGTCATTAAAAAATCAGTTGGCAGCAATAACTCCGGTTGGACCCCGAGGCAAATTCAAAGCAGGATGGAAGAAGAAGAAGTATCCGAACCACATGTACGTATACAACGATGCGTTGGGTTCTAACAATGTACCATTATCGAACATCACAGAATACTCTAGAAGAGGTCCACATCCATTCATTCTATCAGCATTCGAAAGAGCAAAATCATCGATTCAACAATCATTGATTCAACGTATCAGCAAAAAACTTAGGAGGAAGTAACGCATGGGAAAAAACAAACACGTCCGATTCAATATCAAAAACGTGAAGTACTCAATCCCGAACGGTGGAGTATTCCCCGCTCCGTCGGATCTCGCCTATGCCCACTCCATCACCCTCGAAGCGGATTACAATGAAGTAACCAAGTATGGTGACGGACAAGCAATCGCTGTCGTGGGCGACGACAAGGGCAAAACGGGAACGCTGGTTGTCACCGACATCAATCAAGAATATGAGATTGCATGCGGACGCATGAAACTCGT